TTATCAAGAACAATCTTATGAGGACTTAACACAAGCACTCAATGATTATTTAAATGGTGGTTCAAGTTCTGAAGAAACTAAAGAAGAAGAGAAACCAGCAGTAGCTGAAGCTTCTACTTATGATTCCAAGAAAACTTCAGATGCATTTGATGATTTATTTAACAATTAATAAATAATAACATTGGGTGGCTAGGGTACGGGATACCACTGCTTGTCACGAGACATCTGGAGCCACCCATATTTATAGGAGAATTATATGTCAACAAGAGATGAATTGGCAGGTGTCTTAGCAGACACTATTAATAAAAACTTCAAGGATATGAAAGTAGCTTATTTCCTTGATGGTTCAGACACAACACCGACAGACATAAAAGAATTTATTTCAACAGGCTCGACTATGTTGGATTTAGCAATATCAAATCGACCAGATGGTGGAATTGCTGTTGGTAGAATTACAGAGTTGAATGGTTTAGAGAGTAGTGGTAAATCTTTAATCGGTGCTCACATACTAGCTGAGACTCAAAAGAAAGGTGGTGTTGCTGTTTACATAGATACAGAAACTGCTGTGAGTACAGAGTTTTTGGAAGCTATTGGATTGGATGTTGAGAGTATGTTGTATCTACACTTAGAAACAGTAGAAGATATATTTTCAGCTATCGAAGAAATAGTCGCTAAGGTTCGTGAATCAGACAAAGATAGATTGGTAACTATTTTAGTGGATTCACTAGCAGCTGCTACAACCAAAGTAGAATTGGAAGCTGAGTTTGACAAGGATGGTTGGGCTACTTCTAAGGCTATCATACTTTCTAAAGCAATGAGAAAGATTACTCAAATGATTGGTAGACAGAAAATTGCTTTGGTATTCACTAATCAATTAAGACAAAAACTAGGTGTGATGTTTGGAGATCCTTGGACAACAAGTGGTGGAAAAGCATTACCATTTCACGCTTCTACTCGTATCAGACTAAAGAATGTTGGTCAGATTAAAGACAAGAAGAATAACACCATTGGTATGAAAATGAAAGCTCAAGTGATTAAAAACAGATTGGGCCCACCAATGAGACATGCTGACTTTGAACTTTATTTTGAAAGTGGTATCGACAACGAAGGTAGTTGGTTACAAATGATGAAGGCTCATAAACTTGTTAAACAAGGTGGTGCTTGGTATACAATGAACGACCATAATGGTAAAGAAATAAAGTTTCAATCTAAGGATTGGGCTGAGTACCTTCAAGATGAAGAGTTTAAACAATATTGTTACGAACTTATTTGTGATAAAGTGATTCTCAAGTATGAGAAGAACTTTGGAATTGACGATGTAGTGGTGGAAGAGGAACTAAGTGAGTAATGCTAAATATTTATCTATACTTGATGAGATAAAGAAAAAGGGTGGCTCATTAGACGGTGGTGAACCTAATGACAAAGTACTCATAATAGATGGTCTAAATACTTTCATCAGAGTGTTTAGTGTTATACCAACTACCAATGATGATGGAATTCATGTTGGTGGAATAGTTGGTTTTCTAAGGAGTATCGGTTACACGATAAATATGATTAGACCTACCCGAACCATTGTAGTATTCGATGGTAAGGGTGGTTCTAATCGCCGTCGCAAGTTATATCCAGAATATAAACAAAATCGTAAAACTAAGTATAGAGTGAATCGTGCATATGATTTTGCATCACAAGAAGATGAAAGACACAATATGATGATGCAACTTTCTAGGTGTGTTGAGTATTTAGACACATTACCTGTAACTGTTATGTCTTATGATAATATTGAAGCTGATGACACAATTGGTTATTTATGTAGACAAGTTCTTACTGATTCTGAAATAACTGTTATGTCTACTGATAAAGATTTTCTTCAATTAGCAAATAGTAGAATCAAAATATGGAGTCCTACTAAAAAGAAAATGTATGATGAGAAAATGGTTATGGATGAGTATGGTATTAATTCACATAACTACATTTGGTACAGAGTATTGGATGGTGATAAGTCTGATAATATTTCTGGTGTTAGAGGGTTAGGTTTGAAAACTATTCGAAAAAAATTGCCGTTTTTGAAAGAAAATCGTATAGTTAATATAGATGAGGTTATCGATGTTTTACCAGATTCAAAAGACACTATAGAATTAAATTATAAATTAATGCAATTGTCTGATGTAGACATTGCTGGTTCTACTAAAACAAAGATAATAGAAAAAGCAAATGAACCAATTAATAGATTGGTAAAGTTTCAATTTGAAAAAATGTTTTTAGAAGATAAGTTATTTACAGCACTACCAAATGTTACTAGTTGGTTAGCAACTAATTTTAATCAATTAAATCGTTATGCAGAGAAAACACATGAAAAATAAATTAATCAATGGAGATAGTATTGATGAGTTGAAAAAACTCAAAGATAATTCAGTAGATTTATTGTGTACTGATCCACCTTATGGTTATGGATTTATGGGTAAGTCTTGGGATAAGATGTTGCCACCAAAAGAAATATTCGAGGAATCACTAAGAGTATTAAAACCTGGTTCATTTGCATTCGTTATGAGTGCACCAAGAAGTGATGTTCAATATAGAATGGCACAGATGTTAGAAGATGTTGGATTTGAGATTGGATACACACCAATCTATTGGACATACGCTACAGGTTTTCCAAAGGCCATGAACATCTATAAAAAAACCAATGATGAAAAACTTGATGGAAGTTATGGTGGATACCAACCTAAACCAGCAGTAGAGGTTGTGATTGTGGCTATGAAACCATTGAGTCAAAAAGGATATTTAGACCAAGCACTTGATAATCAAAAAGGTATTACTTGGTTAGATGATTGTAGGATACCATTTGCTGGAACAAGTGATGAGTCATCACCACTTGGTAGATTTGCTGCCAACCTATTGGTAAGTGATGATGTATTGAATGTGGAAAGTAAAGGTCAGTTAGCACCAACTACTGGTAAAGAACCATCTAATTACAAAGAGAATAATACACATGGTAGTTATTTGGGTTATCGTAAAGAAATGAAACCAAGAAATGATGGTAATTCGTTCAGTAGATATTATAGTTTAGATGCTTGGTGGAATAGTAGGTTGAGTAAACTACCAGATGAGGTTAGAAATACATTTCCATTTTTGGTTGTTCCTAAAGCAAGTAAGAGTGAAAAGAATAAAGGATTGGAAAAGTTAAAAAAGAAACAAAAAATATTTAATGGTAAAAGTGATAAACCAAGCACCGATATGAAAGGTGTGGAACAGAAATTCACGACACAACCATCAGCAAATAATCATCCAACCGTAAAACCATTAAATTTGATGAGTTACTTGGTTACATTAGGTAGTAGAAAGAATGATGTAGTATTAGATCCTTTTATGGGTAGTGGAACAACACCAATGGTGTGTGTTACATTAAGTAGAAATTATATTGGAATAGAAAGAGAAAATGAGTATTTTGAAATTGCAGAAGCAAGAGTTAATAAATTGGAAAAACCTATGAGTCGATGGGATAAATGGTTATGAGTGATACTTTAACACAATTTGGAACATCGTTCCAAGCTAAGATTATTGCTTCATTAATGAGTGATATTAAATTCCTGCAGACTATTAGTGATATATTAGAACCAAATATGTTTGATTCTGATTCTAACAAGTGGTTAGTAAAATCAATCAGAGATTATTATTATGAGTATAAAAAACAACCTACACTTGAAGTTGTAAAATATAAAGTAGATGAGATTGACAATGATGTACTAAAGACTGGTGTTGTGGATAAATTACGAGAGGTTTGGAAAAATGTAGAAGCTACAGACTTGGAATTTGTACAATCAGAGACATTGGATTTTTGTAAGAATCAAACATTGAAAAATGCTATACTTGAATCTGTTAATATGTTAGAAAACAAAAATTATGATGGTATAAAAAATATTATTGATGATGCAATGAAGGCTGGAACTACACGAGATTTAGGTCATGATTATATACCATCATTGGATGCAAGACTTGAAGAATCTGCAAGGGTAACAGTTAAGACGCCGTGGGATGTCGTTAATGATATTACAGATGGTGGATTGGGTGCTGGTGAGTTGGGTGTTATTGTTGCTCCAGCTGGTATTGGTAAGTCTTGGACACTTCAAGCATTAGGAGCTAGTGTACTTCGTGAAAAGAAAACAGTAGTTCATTACACCCTAGAGTTAAACGAAACTTATGTTGGGTTGAGATATGATTCCATATTTAGTGGTATCACAACTTCAAATATAAAATACTATAAGGATGAGGTTAATAAAAAATTATTTGAACTTAATGGTAAATTATTAATCAAGTATTTTCCTACGAAAGCAGCATCAGTTCAAACACTAGGAGCTCATCTAAAACAGATAGAATTAAGTGGAACTAAAGTGGATATGGTCATAGTAGATTATGCTGATATTTTAATGCCAACTGGTAACTTCAAGGAAAAGAGACATGCGATAGGAAACATCTATGAAGATTTAAGAGGACTAGCTGGTGAGTTACAGATTCCAATATGGACTGCTTCACAGGCTAATCGTTCAGCGTTAGAGGAAGATGTGATTGGTGCTGATAAGGTAGCTGAAGATTATAGTAAAGTAATGACTGCTGATTTTGTCATGAGTATGAGTCGTAAGGTAGAAGATAAAATAGCAAATACTGGTAGATTTCATGTCATTAAAAATAGATTTGGTATAGATGGTGTCACATATCCATCAACTATAAATACTAATATTGGTGTGGTCAAAATACACGAAGGTAGTAGTCAGTTTGGAAAAGATGCACAGAATAAAATGGATAATAGTCAAGAGTTCTTGAGAAAAGAACTAGCGAACAAATATAAAGATATGGAAAAAAAAGTTGATGGATTTGAGTAAATCACAATTTAGATTCAATATATATTATATTTATTAATGTTACGGGAAAAAGATTACACAAGGATATTTAATGGAAAAATTTACGTTATCAGAAAAGTTTATAAATAAATATAAAAGAAAAAAACCACCATTTGGTTTTAATGGTCTTGGTGAATTGGTTTATATGAGAACTTACTCAAGAGTAAAAGAAGATGGGAAAAATGAACGATGGTGGGAAACTGTACAGAGAGTAGTAGAGGGTACTTACTCTATGCAAAAGAATTGGATTGATTCACATCAATTAGGGTGGAATCCGTGGCAAGCTCAAAAATCTGCACAAGAGATGTATGAGCGTATCTTCAATATGAAGTTCTTGCCACCCGGCCGTGGTCTTTGGGCAATGGGAACTCCCATTACTGAAGAAAAAGGTTTGTATGCTGCCCTAAACAATTGTGCATTCGTATCCACATCAACACTCAAAGAAGATTACTCTAAACCATTCTGTTTTTTGATGGATGCTAGTATGTTAGGTGTTGGTGTAGGTTTTGATACAAAAGGTGCTGGTGAAATAGTTGTTAAAGGCGTAGATAAAAAAAGAGATGAACAAGTTTATGAAATACCAGATACTCGTGAGGGTTGGGTAGAATCTTTAAAATTATTATTGGAAAGTTATTTTCATGGTCAAGCACCAGTAGAGTTTGATTATACAAAAGTTAGACCTGCAGGAGAACCGATAAAGGGTTTTGGTGGTGTTTCAAGTGGTCATGAACCATTGTTGGAAGTACACGAAGAAATTAGAAAGGTATTAGATAAAAATGCAGGAGAACCAATTTCAGTTACTACCATTGTTGATATAATGAACCTCATTGGTAAATGTGTTGTAGCTGGTAATGTAAGAAGAACAGCAGAGATTGTGTTTGGAGAACATGATTCGGAAGAATATTTAGATTTAAAGAATTATAAAGTAAACCCACATAGGGAGACATATGGATGGACAAGTAATAATAGTATATTTGCAGAATTGGGTATGGATTATACAGAAGCTGCCAAACGAATCGTGGATAATGGTGAGCCTGGATTTGCTTGGTTAGATAATATGAGAAAATACTCTCGTATGAAAAATGGTGGAGATAACAAAGACCATAGAGTTGCAGGTGGTAATCCTTGTTTAGAACAATCATTAGAGAGTTATGAGTTGTGTTGTTTGGTAGAAACATTTCCAAGTAACCACGATGATTTTGAAGATTATGCAAGAACACTTAAATACGCTTATCTATATGCTAAATCAGTAACATTAGGTAAAACACATTGGAGTGACACCAACCGTGTGATGTTGAGAAATAGAAGAATCGGATGTAGTGTAAGTGGTGTTGCACAATTTATTACCAATCGTGGATTAGGTGAATTAAAAGATTGGTTAAATAGTGGTTACGATGTAATACAAGAATGGGATAATATGTATTCAGATTGGTTTGCTGTACCAAAGTCAATTAAGACTACATCGGTGAAACCATCAGGTACAGTTTCATTACTAGCAGGAGCGACTCCTGGATTACATTATCCTGAGAGTCGTTTTTACATTAGGAGAATAAGGGTTTCGAAACATTCAGAATTATTAGAACCGATGATAAAAGCAGGTTACAAAGTAGAACCAGCATTTGGTTCAGAAGATACTACTATGGTTGTTGAAGTACCAGTAGATGTCGGTGAGGGGATTAGAACTGCGGCTGAACTTTCTATTTGGGAACAATTCAGTTTAGCTGCTTTCTTACAACGACATTGGGCAGACAACCAAGTGAGTTGCACAGTTACATTCGATCCAAAAACAGAAGCAGAACAAATAGCACCAGCTTTGAATTATTATCAATATCACTTAAAAGGTATATCGTTATTACCAAGACATGATTTAGGTGCTTACAAACAAATGCCTTATGAAGCAATTGACGAAAAAGAATATAAAAAACAAGTTAAGAAACTTAATAAACTTTCTTTTGGTGTAATTAAAAATGAAGAAGCAGAAATAGATAAATTTTGTAATAATGATGTTTGTGAGATTGTTCCTTTAACTGGTGATAATGATGACCAAGACTATGCAAATTAGGAGATTGATATGCATAAATTAGAATACCTATGGTTGGATGGTTGTAGTCCAACACAAATAAGATACAAAACAAAAGTTGTAAAATCATTTGGTAAAAAAGAAGAACCTCCTGTATGGGGCTTTGATGGTAGTTCAACAGAACAAGCGGATGGTAATTCTTCTGATTGTGTTCTAAAACCAGTCAGAGTTTATCCAAATCCATTAGAGAGTAAAAGTGCTATAATTTTATGTGAAGTCTATAATGTAGATGATACACCACATAAATCTAATACAAGAAGATTACTTGAAGAAACACTAATAGAGAGAAACATTAGTTCTGAATGGGTTGGATTTGAACAAGAGTATACATTGTTTGTAAATGAAACACCATTAGGATGGCCTGTAGTCGGTGAACCTAAACCACAAGGAGATTATTATTGTGGTAGGAATGTCGGAGAATATATTTCAAGAGAACACCTAAATGCTTGTATAGATGCTGGTATTAGTATTTGTGGAACAAACGCAGAAGTGATGTTAGGTCAATGGGAATATCAAATTGGTGCAGGTGGTTCAATTCATATGAGTGATGATTTATGGGTTGCTCGTTGGTTATTGGAAAGAATTTGTGAGAAACACGGAGTAAATGTTTCACTACATTCC